CGCGGGCCTGGCGAAGGAGTTTAAGCGGAGGTGTCCAGAAGAGTCGAGCCAGTATATGGCGCTCGCACGATGCGATGGCGGAATGAGTCCAGGCAGCGTGGTTACGCGAGGCAATATCCACTTTGCAGAGATCTGAACCCCCCTCCCCCGGCGTGCGCCCAGGGCTGTTGGGGTTATTTCGTATTTTGTTGCCAAATCCGCCATCCTCTCTTGTCGTCTTGACGCTGTGACATCGATTGCATAGCGCTTGCCAGTTGGTCGTGTCCCAGAAGAGTGCTTCGTCGCCTTTGTGTGGCTCTATGTGGTCAACGCACTGGGCTATCCCTTGGCACACCGAGCACCACGCGTTCCCAGGCTCAGCGAGGAAGGCCCGGGATTCTGTTCGCCATCTGCCGCCGTACTGAATCGGGTTAGCATTCCTTCGCTCGCCCTTGGTTGTATTGCTGTGGGCCTGGCAATATCGCTTTCCGCTTGTTGTCAGGGCGCCACATCCTCGAGTGCTGCAGGGCTTTGGTGGCCTCATTGGCATGTATCATCTTCCCCTTTTCGAGTTGCGGACGGCGGCGCGTGACAGGCGCGGGCCGCTGCTGTGGTGTCGGTGTTGGTGCAGCAGGTCGCGCCAGAACTGGTGCCAGAGGCGGGTGAGGGTAGTCATGGGCGTGCCTCGTACTCCATCTCAAAATCCAATATCACGCCAGTTATACCCTCAGCGCGAAGGACAGCCATTACCGCATCGACAAAATCATATGTACGATGAAAAACTCTGCCTTTGCATATGACGCTATACGGCTGCCAGAAGTGATTCTTGTTAATCAGATAGTATGGCAGCTTGTCGCAGTAGAAGTAGTTCCTGTCTTTTCGCTCGAATGAGTAGCTGATCTCACTCATAACGGCCCCTCCGGCGCGCCCGTGTCCGGCTCGTCATACGGCGATGCGTCCATCATGTCCTGAATCTGCGTCGTCGTGAAGCTGCGTTTGAGAATGTCAATAAGCTGCTGCCCGGCGATCATGTCGATGTGTACGCCCTGCTTCGGGTCAACGCTGGCGGCTTGTGGCTGCGGTATGCTCCCGTCCGGCAGCGTGAACTGTGATCCGTTCCACAACTCCGGCTGGAGCCGCAGGTACGCCCAGCGGCCAGGTTTTTTCCAATTGCCTCCATTTACGCCACGGAATAGCCCCCCCCAGAAATAACCGTATTGTTGGTTATTTCCTCCGTAATCCAGCACAATTTTCCACTTTGATTCAGCGAGCGAGTCGGGCCGGTCTGGCGTGTCGGTGCGCCATTCATCGGCGGCGAAGTCCTTGTGCTGCGTAAAGTTGCCTTGCGGGTGCAGCGATGCGCCCAGTGAAAGCCGTTCAATCATTAATATTTCTCCAGTTCGGGATACAGCAGAGACAGCATTTTCTCCGCTACTTCGTTGTTGTCCAATGCCCGATCCTCGATTACCTCCCGCAGCCTGTCCAGCGTGGCGTTGGCGGCGGTATGGTCGGCCTCCAGCTTGGCGTAGTCGCTGGCGAGGACGTAATCCCCATCGGGCCTGATCTCGCGGCCTGTTGCTCTGGTCGCCGGTGTGTGTATGTAGCAGTTGAATCTCTCAGCCATTCGTCGTCTCTCCAGCCCAGAGTCGGGCGGTTGCATGGGCAAGCAGCTGGCACTCGCGCAGGGTCGGGCGATGCGTAATCAGCCTGTCGGCAAAGAGCAGAATGAAGCACTGGGCCTGCTCGTGAATCTCGAAGCGGTACACATCGCATACCTTGAACACCGCGCCCTGAGTAGGGCATGGTTGCCACCCCGTCGTGTCGCTGTCACTCATGCCGAATTTCTCCTGTCGTTAAGGTGCTGCTTCAGGCTCCATATCCGCATAGCCGCAAGCTCGCAGAGCTTCTGTCGCGTCTCGGGCTTCCATTTCGTGGCTGTTTTTCGCAGTGCAGCGCAACGCACTTTCTTTACCTTCAGCCATCCCGGCTTGTGCCAGTATACGCTCAGTATTCCCGCATGTTCGGGAATGTTGGTGTTGGCGCTCAGCGACTCAGGAACTGCGAAGTAAAGCTCCCTGAATAGGTTGCTGTCATGCTGGCGGCGCTTTCTCGTGTCCGCCTTGATGTCGGATGCCGTAACCTTTATCTCAACCTCAATCGCCCAACTCGACGGCCTGAGCACTACAAGGTCTGCCTCGTATGGCAAGTTAAGCCCCCAATGCACGTTTGGAACGATTAGGTTTTGCCTGTACCCGAAGTGCTTGGCGACGGCTATTTCGATTTGCTGCGCGGTCGGATTAATCATGTATCCACACCTCTACGTCTACGTCCATCCCGCCCAAGTGCTTCTCGTACAGCGGCCACACGTCGGCCCAGTCGAGTCCGCCGCAGCCACAGCCGAGTTGCGGAATGGCTATGGATGGAATAAATGGACACTCGATTGCAATGATGTGAAGCACGTCATCCACCCATTCAATACGTGATGGGTTGCGCCAATGGTTCTTTGTTGCTGCAAAGTGGATATTGCCTCGCGTAACCACGCTGCCTGGACTCATTCCGCCATCGCATCGTGCGAGCGCCATATACTGGCTCGACTCTTCTGGAAACCTCCGCTTAAACTCCTTCGCCAGGCCCGCGCCCATGACGCCTACGCAGTTGACGGGGCACACGAGGACTTGGGCCGTGCTGTCGAAGATGCTGCCGTGTTTAGTCGTGATCATCCATGTTTCTCCCATCGTTCGAGGCGGACGGGCTGGACGAAAATATCGTCATTGAGTTCAGCATAGGTGCCGTCAATCCGTACCCAGTCCCACAGGTGCGGCTCACTCATAAATACATCTCCGCCACGCATGATGAATGTGTGATTCCCTCGCGCATCGCCAGCAGCGCACGCACCCCCATCCGGCACCACGCGCAGGCTCTCGGCCTTGACGCGGGCGAGGGTTGCCTCCAACTCCGCGATCCTGGCTTCGTAGGCGTCGCAGTCGGCGTTGTGGGTGTCGATGATTGCCTGAGCGTCAAGCGGCCCGTCCGTTCCTGCGCAGTTGACTGTGCCGTACATACACACCACGTCTTGCTGTCGCTTCCATCGTTCACCCATTGTCACGGCCCTCCGCGATGGCGATGATGCGCCGATGGATACTGCGCGACTCTCTCCATATCGCAACGTCAACAGCAGTCGGGTTAGTGGGGTTTGGCGGTCCCTGCTTCGGTTCGAGGTCTTCCACCACAGCATCCAGCCGCCGCTTCCACTCGTCGCGCTCGGCGGTGATGGCGTCGATTTGCTTCTCAGCAGCCATTAGGCCGGACGTGATAACCAGATCGGGATCATAGTCGGGCCTTGCTGGTATGCTCATGATCCACTTGCGACTTCCCTTGCTGTCAGGGTGACTGCAAAGAGCGGATACCATCTCGTGCGCCGCTTTAACCTTTTCGGTCCAGTCTTCCATCATTCTTTCCTCCCCGCGATTTCGCAGGCGCGTTCATAAAATGTATGCTGTTGCAGCCAATATCCGCCAAGCCAATCCTTGCACTCTCCCGGCTTCAGCATCGCCAGCAGCTTCGTGACTACGGCCCGCTCGGCGTCCACTTCGTCGGCCAAGGTGCGGGCGAGGTCAATGAGCCCCTGCTTAGTTGTCCCACCAGACATTCCGGCAGACATAACCCACTTGATGTTTTGTTCCACTTCATCGCGTCGGCTCATTTTGCGATCTCCTGTTCGAGTTCGGCCATCATGGCGGGCCACTGGCGGACGGTTTCGAGGGCGGCGACGTGAGAGTATTTTACTGTCCATTTATCCCCATGACCGCACGCCGCATATCCACCCAGCGCGGCGCAGTAGGCACGCTCGTAGACGGCGCGGAGTTCGACGGCACAGCGCTCAGTAGCCTCTTCGGGACGTGGCAAGAATCCAGTTCGTATTTCCATTCCTTCATCCTTCGGCGCGGGGCCGGTTTGCTTAGGGTGGTAGTTTCTTTCGATCATCTCTCTTGCGGATTCCGTATCCATCACTCGCCCTCCAGCGCGGCGCGGGGAGCCTGTAGCGTTGCAATAGCGGACAGTATCTGGTTGTTTGATGCCACGTTCTCACGCTTCCAGAACGTCACCTCGTCACGCAGCTTCGCGCACTCCTTGCACTCGGAGACCGGCTTGATGCGGGAGCGACAGAGGTCGAGGACGGCTTTAGCTGCATTCCACGTATTGCCACCACCGGCTTCTGCGTCAAGCCAAGCGTTGCGTATTGCCTGCTCTGTCACATCCAACTCCCATCCCACCGGCACGCGCCCGATGTGGGCGTAGGCGGCGCGGGCTTGGGCACGGAAGCTATCTTGGCGGTAATGTGACCAAGTGTCCCAGTCTGGCCAATATCCAATATATTTGGAGTACGCACTTTGCATGGCTTTCGCCAGCGCCTCTACCTGCGCGTCGGTCGGGGTGGCGTCCACCGGCTGCATGTCCGCGATGACCGCATTAAGGTGCTTGCACTCGGCCTGCGCGGCGTCCAGTTGGGCGCGGAGGGCGGCAAGTTCGCGACAACGCTCGGTTATAGACTCACCCCAACCAAGTCCGAGAATCGTTCGCAACTCGCCAATCAGGCTGCTCTCGCACCGCAGATCATCCCGCTCTGCCTCCGCCTGCTCTGCGCGTTCATTCGCGGCATCCCGCTCCGCCGTCACGTCTTCCAGTTCGGCGTAGATCGGCTTTTGTGCCGCGTCCACCACCCGCGCCCACCGCTCCCGCATTTCCGGCTTGAGTTCGTCCCATGGAACGCATTCGGCCTGGTTCGATCCGAGGTAGGCCAACCTCGCTTGTTCTGCTGCTTTCATGCTCAGTTCCTCCAGGGGTTTGGGGTTTATCATGATGCGGCCCCCACGTTGATCAAGTGGCCAATCTTCCACCTGACTGTGAATTGAGACCGATTGAAATATACGTTTGCGCTTATCGGTGCACGGCAACTGCCCCACTTATGCTGGCATCCGGAGCACATGCAAGGAAGAGGTTCAAGCTCCGCGAGCCTTGCATAGAGCACCACTCCTGTCGTTTCTCTTGACTCGTCCTTTTCCTCCCTTTTGCCTTCAAGCACAGCCAGGAAGACCGGCGTACCAGTCACGGATTCAACAGCCTTGTAGTCTTCGTATTTGCGCTTTTGAAGGCCGTGAACATTACAGCCCACGGTGCGATTCCAAGGCGACAACGGATAGCGTTTTACTTCTACCCAGAAGCGAGAGCCGTCTTTGGCACAATCGAGATCAGGGGGTGAAATTGAATGATCCAGTGAGTGCAATAGAGGGGCCTTGTTAAAGGCCGTTTTGTAGTCGAACGTAGGGATCACGTGGAATCCGTCACCTATGAGCAGGTCCATGATCAGCAACTCACCGTCATTGCCAAACTGCAATTGTTCGCTGAAATTTTCGTTTCTCATGCAGCCTCATTTCCCCAGCGTTCCCAGCCTTCTGCCGCCGTCCGTGCAAAGAGTTCGATGCGCGGGCCGTTCGGATAAAGGGTGTCGATCAGTTTGCGGAATTCTTCAGGCTTTTCACTATGCCGTCCAGTGCGCTCAACTCGAAGCACTGAACCTGGGCGCGTGTCGATGTCAGGAGTACAGGCTCCCCGCGTTGCAATAAAGAGAAACTCATGCTGCACAGAAACGTAGTTGCCATAGTTCGGACGGTCCTTGTCCCAGACAATGGAAGTCTTGTACTCAAAGCCCCACGACTCAATGACACGAAGAGCATCGGGCAGTAGTGGTGAAGTTCCCCACATGAAGAGCACGGCGTTGTCCGTGGCAAGGTCACGAATCGGCATGGCGCATATATCTTCCGTGCTCATGGTTTCGTATTGCTTGGCCGCACTGGCGTCAAGTCCTGAGTTGTCGTAGCTCCAGGGGGGATCGGCGTAGATCACCCGGTACTTGCCATCAGGCCACGGCATGTTCTGGATTACCTCCAGGCGTGCGGCCTTAGACTTGCGGTGCTTGTCCGCCTTGATCGCCTTGGCAATTTTGGCGACCGGTGCGTTTTCAGCCGTGGCAATCTGGATCTGTTCCTCGGCTGGAAGGGTAGCGATCTCGGCAGCGGCGGAAATTGAAACCCGGCCCTCGCGTGTGGCTTGTTGCAGTTCAGGGGTGCCTGACTGCTTTATTGCCTTCACCTTGTCCACAGTGCGGCCAGACACACCAGCAGCCTTGCCGATCACGTCGCGGGTTTGCATTGGCTGGTCAATAAGGTCAGGCAATATTTCCTTACCTTTTTTGCCTCTACCTTCGCTTAGTTTCTGCCTTTCCTTTGCTTCAGCCGCGTACTCGGCTTCATTCTCCAATCCCATTTCCACGCGGACAAACTCGGGTATGTTGCGGCGGTGCATCTGGTGGTTACGGATCCAGATCCGCACAGCCCGGCGATCCTCTGCCACAATAGGACGTGTCTCGAAACCCACGCCGTGTTGGGTGCAGATTTTGAACCGGTTGTGTCCGTCAACCAGAATGCCGTTCCAAACGACAAGCGGCATCAAGCAGCCCTGGGCCAGGATGCCCGCCTCCAGCCCGGCGTATTCCTCGGGGGACAGTGGCGGGATGAGTGCTTCAAATTCGGGGTCAATGTTCACGTTCATGCTTTCGGCTCCAGTGCTGCCCAAGGTTCGTTTACCCACTGCTCAGGTTTACCGTTTTCCACAAGGTCCATGCGTCGTTCCCATTCTGCGATGTCCCTGGTACGAACCAAGTCCAACATGCTGTGCAGGGTGACAGCGCCGAGCCTGTCGGTGAACCATATTTCCTCTTCTGTTCTCATCCTTTCCGCGTGCTCCATGAACAGGCGTCCAAGTTCGGTTGTGATCTCTTCTTCCAAGATCGTTAAAATTTCTTCTGCTTTTGCCTTCATGCTCTTTCCTTCGTCGTTTTCTGTTTTGGCCTCAGTGCTTGAGCAGCGGGATCTTGTGGAACGGACCCGAGCCTTTGGGTGGCGCTTGCGACGGGACCCGAAGGTGGTGGTTGGGGTGAGGTACGAACCCCAACACCATCCGCCCACAGATCCCCGCGTAGCACATTCACAGGGGGGGATCTGGGATCTGCCCTTTGTACGAATGTATATAGGGGGTGTGGGGGGGAGAAAAACGCAGATCCACAGATCCCCTTGGCCGTTGCTTTGTGTCGGTTTGTGTCTGTATTCAACACGGGGGATCTGGGATCTGCCTTGGGTTGATTTTTGGTGTTTTTGACGAAAAACAGATCCACAGATCCCCCTCATGAGAGCACCTCGATCCGGACGAAAATACCGGGGATCGGGCCTGTCATTTTCTCGCAGATCTCGCTTGCCACCTGGCAGTCGTCGCCCCAAAAACCGCCTTTTGTCATCGCGTCCTTGAGTGCCTTCTGCAAGTTGTCCGTGTCTGGTTTTGTCGGTTTATATGCCTCGGTTTTGCCGAGCCATATCCACTTGCAGCACAGCCGAAGCGGGCCTTCCATGGGGGCAGCGGGCCTGTGAGCGGACAAATGAGCGGCAAGTTTGGCCTTCATCTGCTGGACGGCCGGGGGGTCGTAGAACACCGGTTTCCCTTTTCGGACGGTCACCTGGTGCATCTGAGCGGTCGTAGTTGGGGGTTCCATCGGCATGAAGAACTGGATCATACGGTCGCCCCCATGGGGTAAATTGCCCCGTTGCGGCGCTCAAAATCGGGCAGTGCGTCAATCCGTTTCTTCGTTGGAACCTCGGTCAGTCCCAGAATATCGGCAACCTGTTGCCACCTGGCGAGTCCTTCAGGGTCCGCACTTGCGGCCTGAATGATGGCGTCCCGCGTCTCCTGTAGCCGCGTCCTGCGTGCCTTTGTGATGGGCGGGTTGGCCTCGTTGAACGCCTCGCCTTCATCCTTGGGCCGGACCCGGCCGTCAATGCACTGGATCAGGTTGGCGGCCGGCAGTAGGGCCTTCACCCGCTTTTCATCCATGTTGAGGCTGCTGGCCAGGTTCGCCAGTTCCGCGAATCCGTGCTCGAAGTGCGGGCCCATGAACGCCTCAGAAAGCCGTTTCAGGTCCTGCTCGCGCCTGGCCTTTCTGGCTTCCTTGTCGGCCTCAGCTTGGGCCTTCCATGCCGGTTCCTCGCCTTCCGCCTTGGCATCAGACAAGAATTCAGCCTGGGCCATGGTGTGGAATGGGTGCCGGAACCAGAAGCAGCGGGGCGGCATCGGGGCAAACTCGCGAAGCGTCCCCTCCAGTCGCCAGCCGGTCATCTGCTCCAGGGCCTTACTAAGCGGGGCAAGTTCGTGGTCGATGTCCGAATTACCGAAAAGCTCTTTTGCATGGGCCAGCACCTTGTCGGCCACCAGCGCGTCGTCCTGCGAAAAATTGTCCCGCCAGCCGACCCGCGCCTTGTCCAGGATGCCGCACACGCGATCTGCGATCTCGCGATCAGATACCGCCTTGCGCATCGTGTCAGTGACATTGAGCTCGATGATGTCGAGAATGGCGTCAGGGTCCCGGGCAAACACCCCTGAGCCGGAAGAGCGGTCCCTGGCCGACTTCTGCCCCTGGGCGCCCTTGCTGTGGTGGTGGCAATAAATGACGGCCGCCCCGAGCTCGGCGCATACCCGGTCAAACTGGTTGCAGAAGAACGCCATCTTGTCAGCCGCGTTCTCATCGCCCGTGATGACCTTGTAGATCGGGTCGATGATGATCGCCTTGTATCCCCGCTTGTGGGCCCTGCGGATCAGCTTCGGGGCGAGCGTATCCATTGGGACGGCTTTCCCACGAAGGTTCCACAGGTCGATGTTGGCAATGTTCGACGGGGCCCACCCGAGGGCGCCGTACAGGTCGCGGATGCGGTGCAAGCACGATGCCCGGTCCAGTTCCAAGTTGACGTAAAGCACGCGACCCTGGGCACACGGCCAGCCAAGCCACTCACGGCCCTCAGCAATGGCCAGGGTAAGCTGCAGCAGCATGTACGACTTGCCAGCCTTGGACGGCCCAGTCAGCAGCCCCTTGTGGCCTTGCCGAAGAACGCCATCAATCAGAGGTTCGGCCAAGTTCGGCAGATCGTTGAACACATCCGAAAGCGCCTCGAAGTCGGGTAGCGAGTCATTCGCCTCTTCGACGAACTCCTTCCACGCTTCCCACGAATCCTTCCCCTGGTTGACAGCCACGAGATACTGCTTGTGACCGTTGCGCAGTACGCCCGGCATCCGAGACAGGCGGGACGGGTTCTTGTTCTGCGTGTCGATCTCAAGGCCGTTCTTCTGGCAGACCTTGTGCAGGAAGTTGACACGCTCCCGGTACTCTTCCTTGGATGTCGCGTTGATCCGGACGATGGCGTGAAGGGACTTGCCACCAGAATGCACCAGGGCCGCGATAGGCAATTCAAGCTCGGCGTAGATGGCGGCCTGCTTCTCGATGGCCAGCGTGTCCGACTCCACCAGGGCATACCGGAAGGAGGTCACGTTGTCGTCACGGACCCCCTTGCCGTCCAGCGGGTTGAACCGGATCCAGGCCCCGCACTCATCGGCATACGCGCCCACGGTGTAGCTCAGGTCCTCGCCGTACTTGGCCAGGTCCTGCAGCAGTTCGCCAGCGGTCCGTGTGAAGCTGCCCTTTTTCGGCAGGTGCTTGCCGTCCTCGTTTATCCACGACTCGGTAACGTATCCCACGTACTCCTGGGCCTCGAAGAGCGTGGAGATGTACGTGCTCAATTCCTTAGCCGGGCTCCAGTCCGCTGCGGTTGGCGCGTCCAATTCCACGGGTTCCAACCACGTGGCATCGACGAATTGAAGGGACTCGGAAGGCTGGTTTATCACGTCATCCCAGCCCAAGGCCTCATTTTTTCCGCCCGAGTGCTGCGGTGTCCATCCGTGGCGCTTGGCCATTTCCACCAGCGTTCCGGCCGTTACGGGTGCGCCTGAGCCGATGAATCCGGCCCACTTCTTCGCGCACTCGCCCTGGTGGTATCGCTTGGCGTCTCGACTGGACCACTGTTCCCAGTCCGTGACGGTACCACCCTCGTGCTTGATGGCCATGCCGACAGACACCCACTCGGTGTAGTCGGTCTGCGCAGGGTCGATGGCCGCGAGTAGTTCGTGTAAATCGCTCATATCCCCACCCCAATCAGTCCGATGCCGACCCCGTGGTTGCAGGCCCCCGCCGCGCCGGTAAGCTGCTCGCCACGGGCCGCGTTTGCAGCGGGAATGTCTGGTGTGGCTGCCAGGGACGTGAATCGTTTCGTCCCGAAGCGTGCTGCCCTGGCCCGTTCCGTCTCAGCGCGCAATTCATCCAGGGCCTTCTGCGCGTCACCGTATAGCGCTTTCGTCTTGGCGTTCTTCGCTTCTCGTGCCTCGCGGTTGCGCTGGCGTTTCATCTCAGCAAGATCAGTCATGACAGGATCCTCCATGCGAGCGCTGCCACGCTTGGAACTTGTCCATTGCCAATGGCTTTAAGTCGGTCCACCCGAGCGGCCACCCCAGGAGCCACTCGACCCACGTCGGGTTCAGAGATCCACCATTCACCGACGCATACTCCGGCCGGTTCAGGCTGCTGAATCTCGCCTGCTCCAAGTCGCCGGTCGTCGCCATGCTGCTGGTTGGCGTCGGAAATTTTAGATCCGGATGGGCAACTGCATTCGCTAACTGGTCCATATGTTTTCGCCCCCCCCCGTTTATTTCGCAGTGTTCCCGGCTGTTTGCGCCCTTCGAGTCCCGGGCCGCTGGCGTAGGCCAAAGCTTCACTTGCACACTCAACTTCGGCTCGCCCCGGCTGTTCATTTTTCCGGCAGTCCGATCTACTGCATCGTCCGCGACCGGTGTTTGCCACATCCTGTAATGACTGTTCTCGTTGCCCCTCACCGCCTGAATCAGATCCCCCCGTCCGCCCCGCTCGCCATCCGTTGATCGGATCGTCGGCCACAATCCAGATCCGGTCCCGCTTGTGAGGTGCGCCGGCATGGTGAGCCCCGATAACGCCCCATCGCGCATCGTACCCCAGCGCGGCAAGGTCACTGAGCACGACATCGAGTCCCCTGGAAACAAGCAGGGGTGAATTCTCCACGAAGACGTAGCGCGGTCGAACTTCGCCGATGATGCGGGCCATGTGAGACCAAAGCCCGCTTCTAGCTCCGGTGATGCCTGCCCCTTTTCCGGCTGCGCTGATGTCCTGGCAAGGGAATCCCCCGCTGATAACGTCAACGCGACCGCGCCAGGGGTATCCGTCAAAGGTTGTGATATCGTCCCATATGGGAAATCTGGGCAGCATCCCGTCGCGCTGTCGCGCAAGCAATACCCGCCGAGCATAGTCGTTGATTTCGACGGCACAAACTGTGCGCCATCCCAGTAAATGGCCTCCGAGGATTCCGCCTCCTGCCCCTGCAAATAGTGCCAGCTCATTCATCGCCACCTCCGAACTGTTGAGCGGCGTCAAGCAGTTCACCGACGAAGGCGTCGTTGCCGATGTAGGATGCCGCCTGTTCCGCTTCCATGAGCTCAATGCGTGCCGCGCTTATGGCGTGCCGGGGCGAAACGAATTCCCCGTGCGTGACGGTCGCGTGGGCGATCCGCTCGTCAATGTGCAAGATTGTTTTAAGCCTCATGACGCGATCTCCATCTGGCTCGGTGCGGGCTTGTACTCACCCGGGGTGATGCCATTCGGGACGCGCCAGCCATTACCGGCAATGCGATCAATCAGGCGGCGCGCTGAGTCAAACTCCCACTGGCCCACGTGCTGAAAGCCCTTGCCTTCCAGGAACCGGATCTGCTTCGCCGTCGTGAGGCCCTCGGTGCGGCGCTTGTTCAGGCGGTCCAGCAACAGGGCCGCTTTGCCAGAGCATTCAACCTCATCGGGGAAGAGTCCGGCCTTTTCGAGTGCCGTCTTCTGCTTGTCTGATATCGGTTCCATTTCCCAGCCGAACGAAGGAACGTAGCCGGACAGGTCTTCCGCCGCGATGCTCATTTCAAACTGGAGCGGGTCAACGAGTTTCTGCTTTCGGTTGCGCATCTCGGCCAGCTTTTTGGCGAGGGCTTCCTCGCGCTGTGCCACACAGTCGCCCTCGGCCTTTTCCTCGGCTTCGATCAGGTCAACGGCAGCACCGGCCTCGTTAATGTTCTCGGTCATCACTTTGGCCACGTCTTCCGAGCCCGCAATCAGGCAGGCAGGACGGCACAGGTCCAAGCGTTCCGTGTTCCACAGGAAGTCGAGCAACAGCAGTTCCGTTTTGCCGGGGCTGAGCCGGGTACCGCGCCCGATCATCTGGCAGAACAGTGACCGGATCTTGGTGGGGCGAAGGGGCACCACGCAGTCCACAGACGGGCAGTCCCATCCCTCGGTGAGTAGCATCGAGTTGCACAGCACCCCGTCGTCCCATGCGTCGAACGCCTTGAGGATGGCGGCCCTGTTCTGGCTCTCTCCGTTGACCTCGGCGGCCCGAAACCCGCGCACCTTGAGCAGGTCACAGAATCGCTGCGACGTTGCAATCAGGGGCAGGAATACCACCGTCTTGCGGCCTGCGCAGTGAATCGTCATCTGGTCGGCAATCTGTTCCAGATACGGATCCAGAGCCGAGCCCAGGCCAGCCGCCGCGAAGTCGCCCGACTGCTGGGCCACGCCGCGCAGGTCAATCTTGAGCGGGATGGTCATCGCCTTGATCGGGCACAGATACCCGTCACGGATAGCGCGTGGCAGGCTGTACTCGTAGGCCAGCGAATCGAAGTACTGGCCCAAATTCTTCATGTCGCCTCGGTCCGGCGTGGCCGTCACACCAAGCACGTCGGCGTTCTCGAAGTGCGCCAGTACGCGCTGGTAGCTGTCACTTAGACAGTGGTGGGCCTCATCCACGATGATCGCGTCGAAGTAGTTCGGCGGGAACTTGGCCAGCCGTTTCTCACGCATAAGGGTTTGCACCGAGCCCACCACCACGCGGAAGAATTCGCCCAGGCAAGACTGGTCCGCCTTTTCCACCGCGCACTGGAGCCCGGTAATCTTGCTCAGCTTGTCGGCGGCCTGTTCCAGCAATTCGCCGCGATGGGCCATGATCAGCACGCGCTTGCCCGCACGCACGAGTTCTTCAATGATTAGGGAAAAAATTACCGTCTTGCCCCCGCCTGTCGGGACCACCAAAAGCGTTCGCTTTCTGCCCGCCTTCCACTCAACGAAGACACAGGCCTGTGCCTCCGTCTGGTAGGGTCTAACTGAAAATGTCACCATGAGTTCTTTCCTTCTATGAGGTCGCGGATTCGTTCAATCTCGCGCTGTAGTACGCCTGTTCGGATTCGCCAATACCCGGTATCCATTTTGGACTCCCACTGGAGTTTTGCCAGCCACTTCCCCGGGTCAACCACCGTCGTGTAGTGGTTGACCCGAAGGGGTGCCGGTGGAAGCTGTTCCACCGTTACAGACTGGATCCACACCAGCGGCATCAGAACGGAATTTCTTCCGGGGCTTCGGTAGGTTCTGGCGGGTCGAGGAACTTCTTCACGTCGTTGTAGGTCTTATCGTTGTGCGTCCGCTGGCCCATCTCGCAGAGTCCGGACTGGCCTACCAACTGATTCCACGCAAGCACGAGGGGATCGCCGTGCTTGCGCAGTCCGACCGACACGAAGAACTGGCAGAGCAGGCCCTCGCACTTCTTGTTCAGGTACAGGTTGTGCTTGTGGCTCACCGTACCGAGTTCCGCCCCATCGATTCCCAGGGTAAGGATGGCCTTGGGGCAGGCACACATTTTGGCCGAGCCCTCGAAGCGGCCGCGCTCGAACTTGGCCACGGTGAAGTTGTATTTCCCGTCAGGAAGTGTGATGAACTCGGATCCCTCATTCGGGTTTTCGATCCGTTCTTCATCCCATCCGATTGCTGTTCCCATTTCGTTGCTCATCGTTCAAAGGTCTTTCTACGCTGCCACAGCCGCGCTGTTGATCATTTCCAAAACTTTCGGCCAGTGGGGATTGATATAGCCCTCGATGAAGGCCGGATCGATGTTCCCCAGGGGCGTGTTCTCGGGATACTTGCCACGGGCCGCGAGCACCGCGTTAAGCTGCTCATACGTCACACCAGCCCCCGCAAGTAGCTGCTGAAGCGCCACGTGCTGAGGCTGAAGGACCGTGGCTGTCTCAGTCGTGGTAGTCGTGGGTGCAGGTGGGGCCACCGGCGCAGCAGTAGCGGCAGCGGCAGGGGCGGCCGCCGCCGTAGGTACGTTTGGGGCTGCGGGCGCCGGGGCAGCCTTCGCAGAGAGCCCGACGAAACAATGCTTGATCGGGCCAATGCCGAGGTCCATCTCGCCCGGCAGTCCGAAGCGGTTCTTTGCCTCAAAACTGGCCCGGTTGTCGGCGTACATGATCCGGCGCGTGCCACCCTGGGCCTTGGCTTTCTTGTTCTCTTCCGTTACCACGATGGTGCGGTAATTGACGAAGAGCATAAGCTCGCACCACTCCTTCACGAGGCCACCAACACGGTCGCTCATTTTCAACTGGTACTTGTCGAACTCTCCATCTTCCTCGGGAAGCTCATAGCGCTTCGTGTTGGAGTGCGCCAGGAAGATGATGTGCATCTTGCGGGCGTCGATAAAGTCCGTTTCCAGTTGCGTAAGAAATTGGGCCCAGAGTTCCGCGACAAGTTGATACGACTTGCCCCAGTCCTTTTTGCCCGATGCGTCCTTTCCGAGTTCCGTGGAGCCCGTCTCGGCAAGCACCTGCCGAATAGCGAGCCGCTCCATCCAGTCGGACGTATCAAAAACGAGGGTCTCATATCCCATCTGGTCCTTGATAAGTTCGCCAACGATCTGCCGCATGTGCGCCCACGAAGTAGGGCGCGGCGTGCGATCCACGTCGAGCCGGGTGGTGCCGCCTTCCACGTCGATAAAGATAGGCTTCGGCATGTCCTTCGCGAGGCTTGACTTCCCGACGCCCTGGGGCCCGTAGATCAGGCCCTTTACTGGCTTCTCCAGTTTTCCTTTGACGATCTGCATAGTTGTGGTACCTCCTACCATTCCATCGCGGCGCCGGTCATGGCGGGCCGCGCTTCGATTCCGGTGATAACGTCCGAGTACGACTTGCCAGCGGGAAGGCCGTCCTCAATGATGATGCTGCACTCGTCGCCTGTGCTCACGCGGGTGGCGATGACCTGCAAGCCCTCAGCCTCCAGCCACGTGCCGAACTCGCGCAGGGTGTCAAGGTCCATCTGCTCCAGTTTGTCCATGAGGACGAATGAGCATTCGGGCTTGAGCTTGCGCACGATGGCCACGGCTACCCGAAGCTGCTCAGAACTGCTCATGCAGTCCCACTTCTGGGTGTTGTAAACGAGGTCGCCCTCCACCACGGAAAGCCCGGGCAGCGGCAACTGGGCATTGCTCAGCAGGGCCATGCGGTCAGCGCGCAGACTGTTGATCTCCGCTTCCTTCGCGTCGTACTGCGCCTGGTACTGTTCCGCCTCATCGCGGGCCTGGTGCTTCTGCTGGTTCGCGGCGATCTGCGCGTTCAGGCTCTCGAACTCGGCAATCTGCTGCTCCAGTTCCGCCGTGCTTTCGTCTTCCAAATCTTGAGCACTTTTGGAAGAGTCGTTGAAATCTGCCAAAACCGTAGACCAGTTCTCCTGGGCGGCGGCAAGCTCCTGCTTCATGCGCTCCACCCGATTGGCGGCGTCGTCCAGTTTGAGCCGGTAATGCTCCATGGCCTCGCGCTTGCGCTGGTTCTCACCGTTGCGGGCAAGGGTGGCCTGCTGGCGCATGATAAGTTCCGAGATGCTCAGGGGCTCGGCAGGTACGTCGGGGTATTCAGGCAGTTCGTCCGCGTGCTTTTTCTTGGCGTTCGCGATCTGCCCGATGCTGTGCCGCTCGTTGTAGGCTTGGGCCTCTTTCGTTTCCAGCGCCGCCAGTTCGTCACCCACCCCAAGGATGCGCAAAAGGATCTGTGCCTTGTCCCGGTTCGAGGCGTCCATGAACTTCGGCAGGTCCAGGGCGAACTCCGAGACAAACGCGTCAAGCAGGCTCTGGCCGGAGCGCTTGCCATCGGGGTCGATGACCGTCAGGCTTGAGTTTTTGCCCTTGCGCTCCACGCGGATGCCGTTGCTCAGGGTGAGCGAGATTGCCGGGTCGCTCATCGAGCCGTTTCGCTGTGCTTTCGATGGGGCCATTTTCGCGCCACCCAATACCCACGCGATAGAGTCAAGGACGGAGGTCTTGCCCTGCCCATTTTTGCCGCCCACGATGGTCAGCCCCAGCGCCTGGGGCTCCAGGTGAAAAGCCTTCACGCTCTTCACGTTCTCGATTTGTACCGAGGCGATCCGTAGACCGGAGCTCGGTTGCACTTTTTCAGTCATTGGTGTATCCTTCTGTTGAGTTCTTTTGACAGGCCGCTGGCAGGGTTGCCCCCCTTCCGGCGGCTTTCGTTTTACCCGGCCATCCGCGCCCGAGCCGCACGCAGGGCCGCAAGTTTCCCACCCGGACCCCATATCACCCCGCAGTAGTAGCGCTTTCCGTTCTTGTAACTGGTCTTGATTTCCATGCTCTTTCCTTTCCTCGTTGTCTTTAATACCCGGCCCCCGTGGTCGCGAGGGCCGGGCGGTCCTTTCGGTGCAGTGGTGGTCTTGCGGCTATCGCATTCGTCATTCTCCTGAGCAAAATTCATAGCTGGACGGCCTCCAGCGGGCTTTGCGGCGCACGTCGCACTTATCCACGGTTAGCGCGCCTATCACTACGGCCACGGGCCGGTGTGGTTATTTGCCCCGCCTGCACTTCGCGGACCAGCAGCGCGTCCAGAGAGGTGTCCAGGGTGCGGGCCACGCAGATAAGCGTGGACACCGAAGGCGTACGGGTGCCGCGCATCCACGCGGAAATGGTCCCGGCTGCCACGCGCATATCGTGGTCCCTGGACAGTTGGACAGACAGGGCCTCGGGCGTCATGGCCCGATCCAGCATCAGTCGTTTGATGTTCGTGCTCAGCATCGCTATTGCATCCTGTAAGTTTCGCGCCGTGCGGCGTGTTGTCGTTACTGGATGTAATATGCCACAACTGGATGTAATTGTCAATAGGGTAGATTTAACTGGAGATAATCGGACGTAAGTACAGATCACCTATTGACTTACGTTTTGCTTACGAGGCACCCTTAGAGCCATGGATACAGAACTTCGCAAAAAAACATGGAAGACTGCGCGCAAAAATGGATGGAGCGCGAAGGCTGCTGCCGCCCTGCTCCCCTGGCTCTGTGCCGGACTCTTCGCCGGGCTGCGCGTTGCCGAACTCGGCCGCGTAAACGCAGAGCATTTCCGAGGCGGCAAGCTGCACCTGGACCCCAGCATCACCAAGCTGCGCAACCGCCGCATCCTCGACCTGCTTCCCAACCTGATCGCGTGGCTCGAAGCCTACCCACCCACCGGGCCCCTGCTCCAGACCAATCACCGCAAGCGATTTGAGGCCCTGCGCAAGGCCGCCCAAATCGACCCCTGGCCCAACAACGCCGCCCGCCACAGCTTCGCCACCTACCACCTCGCCGCCCATCAGGACCCCGCAAAAACCGCCCACTATACCCGGCACGAATCCCAAAATACTTTGCACCGCCACTACATCGATCTCGCATCCCACGAGGACGGCCTCGCCTATTTCGCCCTCACCCCCAGCACACTGGATTCCTCGGCAGAATCCTGGCATCGCCTCGGCAAAATCTCGGCAGACTGAGCGGTAACAATCGGCAAAGCACGGCAAAAGAAGGCAACCGCCAGAAACAGAATAAGCCCCTTCCAGCCTTTGTTTAAGCTGAAAGGGGCATATTTCAATGGTACCTGGAGAGGGGATCGAACCCGCGACCTCTGGATCCACAAGCCAGACCCGACCCCCATAAATAAAGGGTTTTGTTTCTACCTTGGCATTTTCTTGGCATTGCCCGCCAGATCCACACCCAGCACATCCGCCAACTCCCGAACCTGCGGGCCGATCACCTCAAGCTCTTTGCGGATGGCCTCCAGCCTCGGGCCGGTCGCCGTCTCCCGCTCGCGCTCCAGGTCCGTCTGGCGCCGCTCCATCGCCTCGTACCGGTCCCAGGCAGCATCAAGCGCGGGCTGGTCCACCCGCACCGTCCAGCCACCATCCGCGCCATGGGTGGCCACACAGCCCCCCGGCGTGGCCACAGACAGCCCGGCCAGCAGGAGGGCAAGTCCGGATCGCGAGCCCAGGAACGGAGCACGGCCGGACGTTTTCTTGTAGTTGTGGACGCCCTTCCCAATTGCGCCAATCAGCCCGATGATAAACACCACCGTGGCCTTCTGGTCAATGCCCACCGTGTCGGGCACCGGCACCGTCTGAATTGCCGCCGCCGCTACCGCCGCGTACTGTGCGCCGCGAAGGAGGGCCTTGCGGAGTGTGCGCATCTTATCAACCTTTGCCATGTCAGGCTCCTAATATGAGTATTGCGGCCGCCACAATGGTGCCCGCGATGATTGCGATCTCGATCCAGTTCGGGCGCTCGCTCACAGCGCGGGCTCCACCATCCGAAATTTATCCATGTACCCCTCGATGGTGCCCTTGCCCAGCCGCGTGTTGTAGTACCGCTTCCAGTATCCCGCCTGCCCGCGCAGGTCATCCGGCACTGACTCCGCCACCCGCAGGTAATGCAGTCGAGCGAACAGGCAAGCCACCCGGTCGTCGGCTTTAATGAGTTGCATCAGTGGGAGTGGCTCCAGCAACGTGGCCGCCGCCGCGTTGGGCGCGAATCGAATAGCCGACACGTTCACATCCACGCGCCTGCGCAGGTACCGCACCGAGTCAGCCACGGCATGTTGCTCTGTCTGCCACAGGCCCCAAGCGCCCCTGATGTTGCTGGCGGAGAATCCGATCTGTCGTCGATACCGCAGCAGCGATTCAGCCGCCGCCGTCCCGGCCAGCAGCCGCGCCACGGATTCCGCATAGCGTCCCGTTGGTGGTCGGGTTCCGTACACAGCGCCAGCACAATCTCGGCAGAGTCGAATGAGGTCGTCGGGGTTCATCGGTCCCGCCTCCGTTCGTCGAGGATAGCCAGTATCGCGCTGGTCTTCTTGTCGAGGTCAAGCAGCCTGTCGAATACCTGATCACGCCAGACGTGCCGCTCTATTTCGCGCTGGTCGCATTCGTCTGCCCGCGCCTCCAGCCGCGCCACGCGTGTCGCCATGTCGTTGCCTTTCTCCGGCTGTGCGCCGGGCATTTTCCACGGGCCGAACAAAGCCGCAATAAGTCCGCCGATAAACGTCCCGGCTGCTGCCAGCCCTGCCCATGCCGAGGGTATCTCACTGTGTTCAGCCATCTATTATCGTCCCCAGAAAAACGAGCCGACGTTAGCGCCGCCCGCTGGCGTATCCCAGTCCACACGCATCCATGCAACATAAACAGACGCCGTTTGTGTCCCTGTTTGGTTTACGCCAGACGCTTGCAGCGCAAGGCCCGCCGCACTTGTAAACTCAGTCCCGTCCGGCGTGTATCCACTCACCGTATAATCTGCTGTGCCAGCGGTAGACGGCCATATCGACGCGCTTGCAAGATTGCTACCAACTAGCGATCCCGTATCGTCTATAAATTTAACGATA